GTTATAAGTTCTTTATTTGGTGTTAAAATTTTACTTGTGTTAGCCTGATAAGAATTTAAAATATCTTTTTTAGGTTTCACATTAGTAACAACTTTATCAGCCGAAATGGTAATTGTTTCATCTTCTGAAAACGGCATATAAGGCGTCATCATCAATTGAACAGGTTGACCAGGTGCTGATTGTGTTGGAATGATTGTAAAAGATTTTGTTAGTGTATAATTACCAACTGTATCTTTTTCGATTTTGCCGATTACATCTTCGCCTGTAATCAGCCTTACTATTCTCACTTCTGACATAATTTACTCCTTTAGTTATAATATAACACAACTTTGACAATTAGTCAAGGCTGTATTTGGTTGTTATCACATATTTTCTTTGGGGATTGACCATAACATTCAATTTATTCATAAATTCACGGTCTAATAGAATTAAAGTTCTTTCATCTCTATCGTCCAAAGTAAATTCTACATCTTTATATAGTCCGCCTGCAAAACCAACATCTAGCTTGACCACATATCTTGTTTCATCATAATCTCTTAAACCGCCTACTGAAATTTCTTCTTTTCTGACAATATCGGAGGTAATTGTTTTCCCCAAAAGAGACCATCTAATTTGTTTACCATCCACCTTATAACTGTCAGCATGAATAACTGGCATACCAGAATTACCTGTATCAAACTTAGCGATAATTTCTCCGAAAGGTTTGATTGTGACCACTTCTTTGTAACCACATTCTGTTGGTACTGTGTATCTATGCTTTTTATTAGCAAAGTGGCTGATAACAATGTTAGATATATTCTTATTTGTTGCATCTTCAATTCCTTCAGTTCCAGGTGATGAATTCACCTCTAACATAAATGGCGGTTCTTTTTCTCTATTCTTACTAGGTATAAAATCAACCGCAGCCCATAATCCATTTACTGCTTTTGCAGCTTTTAATGATTCTTCTATTTCTAATTCTGTTAACTTAATATTTTCTGGTTTAGAACCTTGTGATACATTTGACCTAAAATCACCTTCAATAACTGGTCGTTTCATAGCTGCAATTACTTTGCCACCTAAAACATGGACTCTTACATCATAATCTGTTTTAATATATTGTTGTGCTAATAAGTCGGCATCTTCATCTTGTTTATGTACTAATTGAACAATACTATCTAATGCTTTTTCACTTTCAACAAATAATACACCAACACCTTTACTACCTCTAAGTGTTTTTAGAATAATTGGAAATTTTAAACCAGCATTATTAATAAGTTCAACTGAGTTTTCGGGGTCGTTAATTAAAATTGTTTTTGGTTCTGTTAAACCATAATCTGCAAGTCTTAATGAAGTTCTATATTTGTCAGCACATACAGAAATAGATTGTCTGCCATTTACTACACAAACATTAGCTCTTTCTAATATAGAAACAAAGTCTAACCAACTGTCTTTTCGTGTAATTGAACCACGAATAACAGCAACGGTATCTGTGGTAATTTCAAAACCTTTCTTATCGTCTTTGTTATGAAATCTACGAATACCATCTTCAAATGTGGTATAGCCACCACTTAATTTAAAGAGATAATGTGGATATTTTAACTTATCACATTCTTCTCTTAAACGGTCAGCAGTATGAAAGGTTTTAGCTTCTTCAGGTTCATCTGTAATAATCAGTAACCTGAGAAAGTCTTTTTCCTCTTTTGCTTCTGTTAAGAAATCTTTAAACTTAGGAACCTGCATTTACTCGCCATCTTTTTCTTCGACTTTCTTACCAATATTATATTTGGCAGCCAAGTTCCACTCTTTCTTTTCTTTGAAAGGTAATACTTTAATTTGACTTAATGGTGCCTTGTTCTCAGCATCTTCGGATTTTACAATATCAATTAAGTTCCAGTCTTGTAACAATATCGCAATTGTGTTTCTTCTTTGAATATCGTTCTCAACTAAGGTTGCCTTTTTACCGTCTAAAGCAAATAACTCTTTGAAATGTACAATATAGTATTTACCTTGTTTGTGTAAAATATGGCAAGATTGATATAGTGTCTTGTCTTTACGACTAGCAACACCAATCCTTGTTAATGTTTCTCTTACTTTTAAGAAGTCGTCTGGTTGTTTGATAGTTACTTCTAGCATACTCTCAGGCGACCATGAAATTTCTTCACTCATTTTTTTGTTCTCCCACCTTTTTCAAGTGTTAATTTAATCTCATTAATCTGTTTATCATTTAGTATGCTGAGAGCTTCTTTAGCTTTTTCATTACTGTAACCATAATACTCTTTTACATACTCTAGGTTTTTCAATTTGGCCTGTGATAACCACTTGCCACCAAATCGCTTTTTCTTACGGATACTATTTATGTAAAAGTGGAATTGTAACTTTTTGTCTAAGAAGTGATAACCATTCATCTCGTTAGCCTGAGCAATGGTATCGTAGTGCATAGATAAACACTTGTTAATGATATAAGGTGGGTATTTCTTCTCCCATGTTAAATCGTCACTATCAAGTAGTGGCGTCTTTTCAAAGTTGATTGCGTTCAAATAATCTTTTAATTCATACATAATATAACCTCAATGGTGCCCCTTGTCCGACTCGAACAGACCACCTACTGATTACAAATCAGTTGCTCTACCAGATGAGCTAAAGGGGCAAATTTGGAGCGGGTGACAGGATTCGCACCTGCGACCCTTTCGTTGGCAACGAAATGCTCTACTACTGAGCTACACCCGCTTATTGTCATTTAAATTTGCAACTCGCCATAATTTCTGTCAAGCAAGCGACCATATTTATTTCTTGGTCAGCAACAAAGGCCGCCTTGTATTGATAACCTGCAATAATTAATACCGATTGTGGTACTGATTTTGCATCTAAACTTTCATAAAGAGTATCATAGATACCTCTAAACAAAGCCTGTGGTTCTTTATCAATATTTTGAACAACCCATTTTCGCATATCAGTAAACTTCTTTTCTTTTAGAAGTTTGACTAATTCTTTATTATTCGCTTCAGATAAACTATATAGGATTCCACTATCAATCTTACCTCTAACTGAATATCGTTGAAGTTCGTTAATAGTTCTACGGAAGTCTGGATAATATTTCTGAATTAACTCAGCTAAAACCTTTTTATCAAACTCAATGTTTTCATCTGTTAAAACATTAGACATTCTTTCCATAAAAGACTTAGCAGTTTTGACCTTTTGACCATTCTTAATAGTAAAATCAACTACAGTACAACGACTATGTAATGCAGGAATGATTTTGTTTTTGTAATTACAAGTAAATATGAAACGACAATTATTATAAAAGGTTTCAATAAAATTACGCAAAGCAGGTTGAACACTATCAGCGTTCATATAATCTGCTTCGTCTATAATTACAACTTTATGATTGGCGTCTTCGGTTAATGATACAGTAGAGGCAAAGTTTTTAATCTTTGTTCTTAAAGTATCAATTTGTCGGCCTTCGTCTGAACCGTTAATGATAATATAATCACTACCTAATTGTTCACATAATGCTCGTGCAACTGTGGTCTTACCAGTACCGGCTGTACCAGATAATAGTAAATTAGGGATTTCTTTTTGATTTAAAAACTCTTTAAAAGTTTCTTTTATATCCTGTGATAGGATACAATCATCAATTGTTTTTGGTCGGTATTTTTCAACCCACAAATAGTCTGACATAATATAAACTCCACTTTATTCATTATTTATTAGGGTGTTTCCATTGTAAATTCTTTTACAATTTCACTATCAACATCATAACCACCTTTGTTCATTGTCCAACAATCTTCTTCACGGTCATAATCGTGTTCATCAACAAATTCTTGGACTTTATCTGCCAAGTCTTTGTCTTCTTGTGAAGCTGTATGATAGTCCTTCCAATCAAAGTATAAACCTTTTTCAAAGGTAGGCAAATCGCCAAACTCCTCTATAATATCAGAAACAGCAATTTGTCTATTAAGATAATGTGTTGTTTGATGATATTCTCTGGTTTCCACTTTTAAGTAGTCATCTGCTTTATATTCAGTACCGTCTTCTAGTTTATACACTTCAGACATATTAAAACTCCGAATCTGGCTCTAATGCAATCCAATATTGGACTTTCTTATTACGATTTACAAAATGACTAATCTTTTGATTTGAGATTGCAACAT